GGATAGCTTGTGTACGGTAGCGTTCGATTTCCCAACGACCATCTGTACCAACGGTAGCACCGGGCTAAAACAGTGTTAGTAAAATCTACACCGAAGCTACGAGCATAAGCTTGAGCACGGTCGTTAGAAGTTGCTGAAGAAACACCAGGGATGGTATCTAAAGCATAACGAGTCTTAGCGATAACTGCTGGTTGACCAGAGTCAGCGTTAGTTACTTTTGTGAAGCTCATTGGAACGTATGGAGCGAAGAAGCCCATAGCATCACGACGGTCAGCACCTTTGTAAAGAACTGTTACATAGTCAGATGTTGCATATTGGTCAACGATAACTTTGAAGCGACCGTCGAATGTACCAGCTACGCCACCTGAAACTGGTTGGTTAACACCAGAAGCTTGAGTAGCAACAGTGAATGTACCAACTTGTTCTAACATAGTAGCAACCTTTGGAGATACCAATAGGGTGTTACCTTGACCACGCTTAGTGTCTAAACCGATTTGAGCAGCTTCACGTGAAATACGGATAGCTTGTGTACGGTAGCGTTCGATTTCCCAACGACCATCTGTACCAACGGTAGCACCGAAAGTAGTATCAGCTAATTGAGTAGCGTTAGCGTTAACGAAGTCAACTACTTCACGATCAATTTCAGCTTGCATTTCATATGACATTAGAGACATGATCTCTTCGTCAGCTAGAAGACCGTGTTGTGCCTTCAAGTCTTGATACATTTCAACAGTGTATTGACCTTTTAGGGCGCGTGACTTAGCTTCAACAGATTTCTTGCTGATTGAGAAACCGATTTCGCGCATGTCTTTAGCTAATGCTTCAGCAGCGGCTGTTGTGTAAGTACCTGTGTAACCCTTAAGGATTTTACCGAAAGCAGCTTCGTTAGTATAAACAGCAGCAACAGTTGAAGTACCTAATGTACCACCAACAGCTAGAGCAGCAGAACCAGTCTTAACTAAAGCGTATAGACCTTCAACGTATAGAACCTTACCGTCAGTAGCACCCATTTCTACGGTGTCACCTTCAACTAAACCGTGAGCAGCAGCAGCTTTATAAAGCTTAACAGCATTGTTTGGGTTAGCAGCGTTGTTACCTGTACCTGTGTACTCGTTAGTCAATGCATAGATGAAACCTGTTGGCATAGCCATTGGTTGAACGCCTAGCAATTCGTTAGCGATTAGGTTTGGATATACACGACGAACCATTGGCATTAGGATCGGTGTGAACTGAGCAACGTCGCCAGATAGTGTGCCTTCAGCAACTAAACGAGCGTGTTCCTTTTCAGTGTTCTCAAGCATTAACTTCATGGCTGCAGAATCAGAAGCAGACAATGGAGTGTACTTAGAACTTTCAAGTAGAGCTTGAATGTTTTCCATTTTATTTTCTCCTATTAGAATATTTTCTATTATTTATATTTTTAGATTTAGAAATTAAACTAAGTGTGCCCAGACTGGAGCCTTAACGGTTTCAGTTTTAACACTTTCAGTTACTTCTTCTTCTTTCTTAACTTCAACAGCACCCTTTACGGATTCTTTGATTGTTTCGAGTTTAGCAGCGAATGCTTCATCTCTTGTGAACTCAACTAAATCAGCGAGCTTAACGAATTTTTCAGCTTCAACGATTGAAAGGCCTTCTTTCATTTCATTGATAACGCCCATCTTTACAAGGGTATCGTTTTCTTGTTTTAGTGTGATAACTTCTTCAACTAAAGTATCGTATTTTGCAACAGATTCCTCTAGTTTCTTCTCAACAGCGGATTCATCTTTAGCTTCTACGATCTTAGCAACTTCTACACCGGTAGCAGTTAGCATAGTATCGAAAGCTTCAATGATCATGTCGGCTTTTTCTGACTTAACAGATTCATCGAGAGCGGCTTGTGCTTCAGCAACGAATTCGGCAACAACTCTGTCTAAGTACTTGTCTAATGATTCAACCATTTCTGCTTGTTTCATAGCAACATATGCATCAGCTTTCTCATTCAAGAATTCGATGTGTGCTTCAGACTTTTCGTTTAGAGAGTCGATTTCCTCTTCAATTCTAGCTTCGGCGATTGAGGCAGCTTTGGATTCTACGGCTTCGTTAAATTGGGCTTCAAGAGCTTCTTTCAACTCAACTGTAAAAACTTTCTCGTCTAGTGATTCGAAAAGTTTCTCTAGCATGTTTCATCTCCTTTTTAGATTTGTAATTATTTATACAAATAACATTGTGAATTGTAATATGAGGTAAAACCTCAATACAATATTATTTATTTATTCTTCAATTCTTCAAGAACTTGGGCGAACTTAGTCGTGAATGCGTTCTTAATGTCTTCCTTTTCAAAAAGATGGCATGCGCCGTCGCATTCATTCATCGGAACAATATTTCCATAACTATCAACGGTGAACGACAAATCTTCAATAACACCTTCATTCAATTGGTATGACTCAACCAAACCATTCATGGTTGCATTGTAGTCAGACGGTGCAGCTACAACATCATACGTAACTAATTTAAAATTCTCAACAATACCGTTCTTAACTGAACCAACCCCACGGCTTGACACAGAGATTTTAACACCGTTTTCAATTAGTGATTTTAGTTGATTAGCTTTTGGGTTGTCTAACAAGACAGCTTCACCCATAACGAATTTATCTTTAATCTTTAATGATGTAATTTTTGCAACAGCTTCCATTGGGTCAACATTGGTACGAGCTGGGTGTTCCCACTCCATCAATGTGTTAATAGATCCGCTTTGAAAATTGTCTTGATACTTTGTTACTTCGCCTTCCCATAACTCACGTGGGTAAATGCGACCGTTTCTGTTCTTCTCGCCGATTGTACTGAACACACCGGCAATTTTATACTTTTTAGATGTCGTGCCAGTTGATTCATTGAACTGTTCTTCAATGATGAATTCCGGTTGTGCATCGATGTCGTACATTAATTTCATAGTTGACTCCTAAGGTCTAAAAATAAGACTAGTCTTCACTTGGGTCAGTGTTGATTTGAGCAAATGCTTGCTTCAATGTTTGAACTTTATCATAATCCGCAGCGTACTTAACAGTACTTGGGTGCGAACTCATCTTATTGTATAGTTCAGTTTTAATCGTACCCGAAAATTCGGTGTACTTTTTATCAACAGCTTTCGTGATTACAGTTGCGTCTAAACTCATTTTCGTTCCTTTCCTTTATGTTATTATTTATACATTTCACGATGTAAA